ATAAAAATACTAAACCAAATATTTTATTGTTAGTTTTAGGTTTTGCGGTGGGTATCTTTACAAACTACCTACTTCGTAATTTTAAAAACCCTTTATGAAACAATACCGATTTAGATTAAAGCCAGATGAAGCGGACATAGTCAACCAATACCGCGCTATCAAACAACAAGCCAACGGACTAGGACTAGACGACAAGGACGTAAAACACGGGTGGCTAAAGTCGAAAGATGCTAGTTTGTTCTTCAAAAATCCGTCTTTTAATAATGACTTCGACGTTAACAAAATAGACTTTAAGAAACTATTTGAAGACGTACCCGCTTTAGCTACTGAGCGCGTAAAGAAAGGCGACTTTAAAGGTGAGTTCGATAAGCTTGTATTTACCGATGTACATATAGGTATGGACGCAAGCGACAAAGGGCGTAACATGTACCCGACCGAATGGAACGAAGCGCTACTATTTGAGCGCTTGAACCAAATGGTAAACTTTACACTAGAAAAACAAGAAAGTAATGTACTTTACATTTCGGATCTCGGCGACTTTTTAGACGGGTTTAACGGGCAAACAACTAGGGGCGGCCATTCGTTGCCTCAAAACATGAGTAACCAAAAAGCATTCGACGTTGGCTTTATGTTTAAGGTTCGTTTATTAGAAGCCCTCGCACCACATTACAAACTGATTGTATTTAGGAGCGTTTGCAACGACAACCATAGCGGCGACTTCGCGTACTTCGTAAACCAAGCGGTTAAGTCCTACATTGAAAGCCAACTAAAAAACGTCAAAGTAATTAATCAAACAAGCTTTATAGACTGGGAACTTGTAGGTAACTATTGCTTTGTTTCTACGCATGGTAAGGACACCCACAATCTTAAAAATGGATTCAAACCTAAACTAGACCCGAACCAAATAAACAAAATATTCGGGTATTTACACACCCAGGACTTACTTAATAAAGGCTACGAAATCATTTTCGAAAAGGGTGATTCACACCAATACTTATTCGACGCGGCTAGTTCGGATGTCTTTAAGTATTACAATTACCCCGCTTTTAGTCCGTCTTCAAATTGGGTAGCGGTAAACTTTCAGCTAGGCCGCTCAGGATTTGTACACTTTAATTATGGGTTATACACAAAGTCAATAAACGAATACTTTTTTAAGTAAATTGCAAGACTTTTTTCTAGTTCTGTTTTGAAGCCAGCCTTTCGGGGTTGGCTTTTTTGTTGGTTATAACCTACATAATCGGTAAAAATCCGACTAAATGCCTATTATATGTCACAAAGTAAGGGTAAAAGCTTACAAACTTTGTAACAAAATAAGGGTAAAGCCTTAAAACGTGAAAAAAAGTTTGCGTCTACAACCCTTGTAAAATAAGGAAATCTAAAAAAATGTTGAAAAAAGTTGTGCAAAAGTTTGGTATCTTTATATTTGTGTATATCTTTGTAAGGTCAATAAGGCACAACACAACTTTAAAACAATTTATTATGACAACTGAAATCACAATCAAACGAGCAAGCGGATACGGCCAATACCTTATCAGCGGAGTAGTTAACGGAGTAGAAGTAAGCGCACGCACAACTGACAGCGAAGCATTCGACTACTTGAATGATGAGGACTATCCTGAGAAGCAAGATGCAGCCATTGAGCATTGCACTTGTAAACTTGAGCAAGCATTTGAAAACCTTTAATTTTTAAACCATGAACAAACAACAAATTATCGACCTTATCCGCAGCCAAGAAAAAGAGCTGTATGCGAACTTGCAAGAATGCAAAAGCATATACGGCTCAGAGAACCACCACACTCGTTTTGCGTTGGGCGCATGGGGCGCAGTTTTAAACTTATTAGAAACTATCGAAACAATCGAAGAATATGAAAACAATTAAACACTTAACACAAGACCAGCGTGACACCCTTGGTGGCGCCGCTGTGATGGTAGCTGGACTCGCATTCTTATTCTGGCTTTCCACAACCGTATCAAGACCAGTGATGGACCATTCAACCATCGACCAACAGACCTATCATGAGAAGAGCTACGAGCTGCCAGCTTCATTTGATAAGTACGTCAACCATGTGTACAACGATAAATACAACAAGCAATGATTGAAATCGATATCCGTGACCACGAGTGCATCAAGATATTTGGCGAAGCTGCCGTTGATTTATTCGTTGAATTTGAAGATGTGGGTGAGACCGACACTAATGGCACAACCATGGCAACCTATACCATTAAAGTGGGCAACTCTTATGGCGATTACAAAATAACTGAAAAATACTATTATGAAGAACTTACGATCAAACAAACAAAAGAATGCGATGAATATCTCGCCAAGCTCTATGAACAATGCTACTTCGAGCAAGCATACATCGAAGCCATCAATGAGGATGAACTTGATTGGTTCGTTTAACCACTACCAGGTAAACCGATTTTGGACATCATTCAACCACGACTTATACAACCGAATATGTGAAATCAAAATGACAGAGATATGACACCAATTGACAAAAGCCACGAATTAATTACAACTTGTTTACGCACGTTTCAAAAATTAACAATTGAAGAAGCTAAGAAAGCCGCCCTAATTGTTGCAAATGAAATGATTTTAGAACACGAAGTAATTACGCACACAGACCAAATAATGAAAAATTTTTATTTGAAATATTGGAAAAATGTAAAACACGAAATCGAAAAGCTATGAGATTCCTATATAAAATTGGTCAAATCGTTTACTTGAAAACAGATGAAAGGCAACTTGAAAGAATAGTAACGCAAATTAGAATAACTGAGCACGGGCATTTGTATCAACTCTGTGAAGGTGTTAATGAATCTGTGCACTATGAGATAGAAATAAGTGAAGAAAAAAACGTATTAATAACATTATGAGATTCAAACTAACATACAAAATAGGTCTAGCGGTAATACAAGAATGGGTTTTGAACTCTCAAAGTTTAGCCTATTGGAAGAAAATGGATTTACTCGAAACGGGAAGGTATAACGACGGAAAATTTAAAGTAGAACAAATATGAGGGGCAACACAAAAGCAAAAGTTTTATTCTTAGCAGAACTTCATAACGCCAAGATTGACGCAATTAGAAGCGGTTTAAGTCCTATTGAATGGCTAAAAACAACCCGTGTTTATGTAGAAGATTGGCACGAAAACGAATGGCACATAGCCGAAGAATTAGAAAAATACTACCAACAAAAAAACCAAACGAAATGAATAGACTAGCACTAATAAACGAACTTATAGAAAAATACGGACTACTTGACAAGTCCAGACGACGCGACGTACTTTTCAAACGTTACTACCTTTACAATGAATTACGCACGTGCGGATTCAGCCTTTCGGACATAGGGCGTTACTTTGACAAAAACCATGCTACCATTTTACACGGGTTACGAGTTCACAAAGACTTAACTAGTTACCGCGACGTTGACTACTTAGCTGAGACGTGCGCGCTTCAAGCTTACTTAGACGGCGCAGAGTTACCCGACATTTCTAAAGTGTTTAAGACGCAAAAAGACTACGACATTAAGGTCGACATACTAAAAGCGCATAACCTAGCAGCTTTTAAACGTGTACAAAGACGGGTAAAGATGGGATTTTACGAAGAAATTACAAACGACGAGCAACCTATTTAAAAATAATACGTTATATTTGTAGACGAGTTGGCTGGACACCATAAACTCACAGGAATTATTTACCCTCAAACCGAATTGCACGTCCAGCCGCAACGAAGTTTGGGGGTTTTTTATTACCTAAATTTGCAAAATGGCAAAAGACAAAAAATCGTTTATCCTTTACGTAGACCAAAAGGACTTGTTTAATAAGCTGCCCGACGACATAGCGGGTAAATTGATTAAACACATTTACGCTTACGTTAACGACGAAGACCCAAAGGCCGAAGACCTAATTGTAGACATAGCATTTGAGCCAATTAAACAGCAATTGAAACGCGACTTAAAATTATTTGAAAGCGTAAAAACTAAACGTAGTGAGGCGGGTAAAATTGGTGCTAGCAAAAGATGGGGTGAAATGCCAAACGATGCCACCGAATGCGAAGGCATGGCAAACGATGGCAAACGCATTTTGAGTATGGCAAAAATAGCTGTTAATGATAATGATAATGTAAATGATATAAATAAGAATATAGACTACCTAGCGTTGCTAGGCTTCTTGAATAAAACTTTTGGGCGTAAGTTTAAGGTAATTAACGAAAAGACGAAACGAGCATACAAAGGAAGGCTTAAAGAAGGCTACACCAAAGAACAAATAATCGATGCCATTAAAAACGCAGCGGAAACAAAATACCATAAAGACACGAATTACAATTATTGCACCCCCGAATTTTTTAGTAGGGCTGAAATAATAGACAAGTACAGCGGTTTAACAATAGTTACCGAAAGTGATGGTATCTTAGCGCACCTAAAAAACAATTAAAATGCTTCTCAAACAAGGCGACGCGTTGCAATACTTACTCGATGTAAGGGATGGCAAAATAAAACAAGGACTTGGCTTAGATTGTGGACTAGATGACCACCTAAAATTCAAACCTAAGCAACTAAACATAATTCTAGGACATGACAACGTCGGAAAAACGTACTGGATCAATTGGTATTTTCTTACGCTGGCTTTAAAACACGACATTACCTTTTGCATTTGGTCGGGTGAGAATCAAAAGGGGCAAATTTTGCGCGACATGGTGCAAATGTACCGAGGCAAAAACTTTCATAAGCTTAGCCACACGCAAATAAGCGGCGACGTTGCCTACCTAGAACAATACTTTACGTTTATTGACAATAAAAACTTGTACAAACCCCAAGAAATATTGGCGCTATTCGAGAAAAGCGGGTGCAAAGTTGGTCTTATTGACCCTTTTACGGGCCTAGACCGCGAAATGTCGTTTAGTGGGAACTACGAATTTATGAATACCGCCCGCCAATTTGTCAATAGAACGGGCATGACCATTTACATAAACACGCACCCGAACACAGAAAGCGGACGAAGCGGAAATTTGTATACTGAAGGCGAACTTAAAGGGCATTTAAAAGCCCCCTTAAAGGACGGAATCGAAGGGGGTAAGGCATTTTTGAACCGCTGTGATGACATGCTAGTAATTCACAGACTAATTAAGCACCCCGAATATAAATTTAAGACTTGGGTAAATGTGGAGAAAGTAAAAGACATGGAAACGGGCGGTAAGCATACCGAAATCGATTACCCCGTAGTTTGCGACTTTAACAGCGGGTTGGGGTTTACAATTAACGGAATCGACCCCTTACAAAAACACCGACCAAAAGACATACAAAAAACAATAAACGAAGGGCTAATTTCGACAAGCCAAAAATTACGTAACTTAAACACTTTTTAAAATGGAACTGGATCTAAAAATTTTATGGGCTAAAAACACTATTTGGGTAGTCCGCGAACGAATTAAAAATGTAAGGGAAAAACTCGAAAAGGACAAACCAGACGCAAAAGACTACATTAACGGCGGTAAGGATAGCGAAGAAATGCTACTAAAAACCGAACTTGTTTTAATCGAAATGCAGAACGAAATAAAAGGATTGAACCGCGAACTTAACCAGCTAGCAAAACGCAACGCACAATTAAGGGTAGCTTACGACGAACTGAAAAACGAACTAAAATTTAAAGACATTGAATTATGACAACAGAACAAAAACTAGTAGCATTATGCGCTTTCTTACCCGTGCTAGGTGATTTTATCGAAGACCTAAACAACAATTCGGTATTTCGACAAGGCTTAAAAAACAAAGCCAATTTATTGCTTAAAGAAATCGAGGCCGTAGATAGGTCTGTTTTAAGAATTGACGGCGAAGCCAAGCATAAAATTTACGAGCAACAGATAAACTTGCAAATAGCATTTCGTCAATGGATTGCAAAAGAAATAATTGTATAATGAGGTGCAAGAATTGTAAAGACAAGTTTGAACCGATACGCTTCAACCATAAATTTTGTTTAAAAGACGAATGTATAAAAGCCTTTGTAGAAGAAGCCAAAGCGGCTCAATGGAAAAAGACTAAGGTAAAGTTAAAGAACGACCTTAAAACGACTACAGACTGGCTTAAAGAAGCGCAAAAAGTGTTTAATACTTTTATTCGTCTTCGCGACGACGGCTTAAATTGTATTTCATGTGACAATCCACCAAAGAAAAAAAATTGCGGGCATTATTTTAGTCAAGGCGGACACGCAAACGTAAGGTTTGATGAAGATAATTGTCACTTACAATGCGAACACTGCAACACGTTTCTAAGCGGCAACCTACTAAACTATCAAATCGGTATTGAAAAACGAATAGGAGCGCAAAGATTGATTGAATTACAAGGCCGAGCGCATGAGATCCGAAAGTACACACCCGACGAATTGAAAGAAATTATAAAAAAATATAAAAAAAAGTGTTCGGAATTAAAATAAGTATTATATTTGCATATAACAAAACAGAAAAAACATGAAAAATTTATTTAAAGCGCTTGCGGCTTTTCAGCAAGAAGTACCTGTAATTCACAAAGGCACGCAAGGGTTCGGCTATTCTTACGCCGACTTACCCGCTATTTTTGACAAGATTAACCCGTTACTAAAAAAACACGGGCTAGGCTTTACCCAAATGCTCGACACTAAAGAAGGCATCGACTACATTGTAACAATGATTTTCCACGTAGAAAGCGGCGAAAACCTCGAAAGCAAAGTAGCCATTCCACACGTAACGCTTAAAGGAATGAACGACTACCAAAGCTTCGGTTCTGGTGTTACGTATTTCCGTCGTTATGCCCTTAGTTCGTCTTTAGGACTTGTAACCGACAAAGACACTGACGCAAGCGGCGAACAAGTAAAGAAATTACCCGCCATTGACAACAAACGCTTTCAAGACGCGTGCAAAGCAATTGTAGACGGCAAAGTAACCAAAGAAAAGATTACTAGCAGCTTTACTTTAACTGAGTCCCAAACCGAAATGTTGAACGCTATATGAACACTTTTAAAGTTAGATGCTCAGCGATTGGTAAAATCATGACTTCACCGCGATCAAAAAGCGAACTACTAAGCCAAACGGCAAAGACATACGTCGAAGAACAAGTTTTACTAGCGAAATACGGAATAAGAAAAACGTTTAGTTCTAGATACACGGACAAGGGCAACCTAGTCGAAGACGAAAGCATAAGAATTGCAAGCGAAGCCCTAGAACTAGGGTTCTTAATCAAAAACGACGAACACTTTACAAATGATTGGCTAACAGGAACGCCCGACGTAAACACGGACACAATTCTACTAGACGTCAAGTCTTCTTGGGACGCTACGACGTTTCCTTTCTTTGCCACTGAAATACCGAATAAGGACTATTTTTTCCAGCTTCAAGGGTACATGGAACTTGTCGGAAAAACCGACGCGTTGCTAGTCTACTGCCTAGTCAACACACCCGAAGACATGGTGCAAGACGAAATCCGCCGCGCCCATTGGAACGCTAAGCTATTAGAAGAAGACCCAGAACTAATCGAACAAGTCACAAAGCGCCACAATTTCGACCATATACCCGACAACCGCCGCGTGAAGTTCTTTGAGGTAAAAAAAGACGAACAAGTTATCGAACAAATAAAAGAACGCGTAGAGTTGTGCCGCGAGTATTACGAAACCCTTTATAATTTCTTATGACAGAAAAAATATGTATATTATGTAATCAAGAAAAAGCAGTAAAAAGACATAGTTATTGCTTAAAATGCGTAAGACAAAAGCATAAGAATTACTATCAAGACAGGTATAAAAAAACACCCTACAAAGGTTTTATATATGTTATTTCAAATCCAGCATGGTCGGGTTGGGTAAAAATCGGTAGGGCAATAGACGTGTCTAAAAGGCTTAAAAATTATAACGTATCATCGCCATTAAGAGATTACGAAGTAAATTATTGCACAATGATAGACAACCCAGTTTTAATTGAAAGACATTTTTTTAAAATGTATGGATCAGAAAATAACGAATGGTTTAAAATTTCAGTAGATGAAGCCGTGCATCAAATAAAAAAACTAAAATTTGAATATGAAACAGAAAATAGAAGATAAGATTGTGCTTCGCGTTCTTAGTCGTTTCAGCGAACGTTCGCAAGTCGGAATAAAGAAGTATAACACAACGCTAGAACGAAGCGACTTAAGCACCTTAGAATGGCTCACACACGCACAGGAAGAAGCTATGGACTTTGTTCTTTACCTGGAGCGTTTGAAAGACGAATACAAAAAGAACCAAAAAAATGCCATCATTCAGTTGATGAATAGCGAGTAAGACGAAATGCTCAATGAGGACAAGGATAGTTATTCCGAGCAAAATGTACCAAATAATGGTAAGAAACGCTCGGATAAACTAAAAGGCTGCGCTTGCTACGGCAGTAACGCAATGCACGAATGTAAAAACAAGAAAGGATAAGGGGTAAAAATTGCCACATAAGTTAAACCAAAATGTAAACTAAACAACAATAAAATGAAACCTTTAAATCAAAATAAGATTGAAATTACCATAGAAGAAATACAAGAATGGAGAATTTTAAATGAGTATGATGAGTATCGTACTCAAGAATATTTACCTATAAGTTTAGATAAGTTTCTTATTAAAAAACTTATAGAAGCAAGAGAAAAACTAACTAAACAACAAGAACAATGAAAACAGCAGTAGAATGGTATAATGAACAATTAAATTTGTACGGAGATATGGCATTTAATAAAGAAATTTCATTAGGTCAATATCATATTAAAAAACAAGAATTACTTGAACAAGCCAAAGAAAAAGAAAGACAATTTATAGTAACAGCAATAGATTCTGTTGAAATAGTAAATAGATTCTACTATAAAAATGGTGAATTTGATGAAGAATTGCTTGGCAAAGAAGTTCCTACTTCAGAATTTAATACATATTTTGGCTTATCAAAAAACGGAGAACAATACTACAACGAAACATTTAAACAACAAGAACAATGATAACAGCAGTAGAATGGTTGATAGATGAAATTGATATGCAATATCCTGAAATCAATGTTAAGAACAAAGAATGGATGATTGACAAAGCCAAAGAAATGGAGAAGGAGCAAATAATACAAACTTGGTACGATTGTAAAATGTCAGTAATAGAAAAAAATCCTACAACAGCAGAACAATACTACAACGAAACATTTAAACAACAAGAAAAATGAGTGAATACCAAAAAAATTCGGAGCAATTTAATAAATTGGATGAGTCTACTTTAGCAATGTCAGCAATGTATGCTGCGGTTGAATCCAAGCTAAAGCCAAGAGGTACAAATCTAACACCTCCAAAAAAGAAACGTAAAAAGAAGTAACTAAACAACAAGAACAATGAAAAGAACAAACATAGAGTCTTACAAAGACTTATTAACCGAAATGAACGAAAAGCCGCGCTTTCGTTTTGACGAACTCAGCCAAAAGCGTTGGGACGTGTTCAACGTTTTAAAGACGAACGGCTACATTAAGAAAGTAGACAAAGCACTTTACACTTGGGTAGCTAAGAAGCCAACTCGTGCAACCGCTAAACGTGTGGCAATGCTTACAATCGAATACCGCAAGTCCTGGGCATCTAGTCAAAAGGACAAAAAGGACAATCAATTTACAATTAAATTTGATGCTGATAAAATAAAAAAGGACGCTGAAAAGTTTAAAAAACCAATGGACAAACGACAAAACCGCGAACAATTGGCGGCAATTAGCACAATGATTATTGTAACAGCTATAGCTTTAACTTTAGTAATTGCATTTATTAGTAACTTTTAAAACCAAAATAATGGAAAACAAAACAAACACGGGCGCAATCTTTAAGAACGATAACAAGAAAGCGGAAAACCACCCAGATTACCGAGGTAAAGTAAATGTAAACGGCAAAGAAATGGAAATTGCCCTTTGGGTTAAACAAGGTAAAAACGGTAGTTACTTCTCGGCTTCATTTAGTGAGCCGTATGTAAAGACGGAAACGCCTACAATTTCACCCGTAGTGCCAAACGACGACTTACCATTTTGATTATGTTTATTCAAGACGAAGCGCTTAGGCGTGGGCTTAGGGAACTATTGAAAACACGATCGAGAAATCAAATAGTAATCGAGATAAAAGAACGAACGGGTAAGTTTCACCATTTTCAAATAAACAACTTCTTAAATGGCAAAGACGTAAACTTATCGACCCTCATTAAACTCGATGAGTACCTGTATAAACACTTACATTAGAACTAGCCCCCGTAAAAAGGGGCTTTTTTGTGTAAAAAATGTTTTGTTTAGAAATTAATCTTATATTTGACTAGAAATTAACCAAATGGATATACTACTTTACATTGCTTTGGCATGGTTTCTAACGAACTTTGAGCCATTACAAGACCTACTAGACCGCATCTTTACCGAAGTGCCTTTAAATCGCTTTACAATCTATTTTCATTCGGGCTTAGGTTGTCCAAAGTGCATGGGGTTTTGGGCTACGTGGTTAATTAGTGGTGAATTTCTTACCGCGTGTTTAGTTTCTTTGTGTTCTTACGTTGTCGACTTATGCTTAGCGAAAATCAGCTACTAGAAATACACGGAATATTGGCAAATTTAATACCCGAAAGGTTAAGTAAAATGCATCTGCGTAAGTTGCAAGCCATACGAAATAAGGTAACGGGT